GATAGGATACTATGGCTCCTGATTATTCGGAGCGTTGGGCTAAGGCGGGGCGGGGCGAACTTATCGCTCCGCCCTCCTCGTCTAAGGCTTCATACAACTATTATGTTCCGTTAGTAAAAGCAGCAGACGATTATGTTCACTGGGCGCAAACACCACACGAACGCATCTACCTAGGGTTCCCTGAGATTGATGCACAAATGCGTGGTATTGCACCATCAGAAATGTGTTTAATTAACGGTTACAGTCACAGTGGTAAAACATTGGTGCTGTTACAAATCTTGGTTGCTAATCGTGACAAGCGTGTAATTTACTTTTGTCCTGACGAACCACGAACCTTAACACTAATTAAACTGGCTTGCATAACACACGGTATTGATGCGAATGTCCTTGAGACTAATGTGTCATTGGGTGAACCCAGCAGTATTGCTTTGCTTCGTGAAACAGCGCAAGAGTTCTTTCCGAACCTTGCAGTGTTTGACCAGACCGTATCCCTTATAGATATGGAACGAGCATTATCTGAGTACACTGATGTTATCGGTGACCCACAACTAATCGTTGTGGATTACCTAGATTTGATTACAGGTGGTGGCGAGGACATTCCATCTAAGGCAAACAGTATCAAAGCGTTTGGTAAGCGACATAATGTTCCACTTATGGTGTTGCATCAGTCGTCCCGTACTGCTGGTGCTGACGGCAAAAAGATGACGATTAGTTCGGGTGCTTTCGGTGGTGAACAACAAGCAACACACATTGTTGGTGTACGCCGTAAACGATTTGAGATTGAGGGATATGTTCGTGACCTGCAAGAGAAACTTGACAGGGCTACAAACACGGAGCGTATTATAGAGAAAATAGAATCATTGCAATATGACCTGCGTATCCATCAGGATACGGTTACTGTGAACTTGGTTAAGTGTAAGCGTCCAGCATCAAAACTGTTGGATGACATGGACTTCACTATAGAAGCAGGGACAGGCAGATTGAACCGTCTTGACAACGGTGTACTACCGTACAAAGAGGACAGACCACTACCACCCACTATAGCAGAAATGGTTGATGCACAGTCAGAAGTAATAGACGCACTAGCAGATTGGTGACATATGATACCTGATTACCTACTCAAAGACTTCATAACTTTATTCAGAGGTCGTGGAGATGTTTACGGACATGACGAAGGTCGTTGTGTCAAAGCACCACTAACAGACGAAGTGTTCCAAAAACATTTCAAAGACGAACCTATTGGCGTGTATCCTATGGTGCCACATCACGGCGAGTATTATGTTGCATGGGGTTGCGTGGACTACGATACAACAGATGCCAAAGAAAATGCTATCAAACTTTATGACGCATTACAGGAAGCAGGTATTACATCGTGGATAGAGAAGTCCAGAAGTAAGGGTTATCATGTTTGGGTATTTGCCGAACACGCTGTCCACGCTACCGATATGCGTAATATGTTGCTTATGGCATCACAGGTAGCAGAAACACCAACAACAGAAGTCAATCCCAAGCAAACCACACTTAAGCAAGGTCAGTACGGTAACTATGTTCGCTTACCTTGGGCACACATTGACGACAAGTACACAGATAAACAGCGTATGATTTATCGTGAGCGTATCAACGACTGGCAACAGCCGTTGATACCAATGTTGTTCATTGACTTTGTTCGTAACGCTATGGAGAAGCGTGTATCCAGTGCCGACATTAAGCGCATTGCCGACATGTATGTTCCACCAGTCACAATCACACCAGATATTACACCAGACTACGAGTATGATGCCACGCTAAGCGAGGCTATGGAGTCCCTAAGCCCCCTAGGTAAGGTTATCTGGCGTGACGGTCCACTGAGCGGTAAGGACCGTTCCACTACATTAGCCAAACTTGGACATGAGTCAGTTCGCTCAGGTCTTAATCCGTCACAAACCAAAACGATTCTGCGTACAGCCGACAAGCGTTGGGGTAAGTATCACATTCGCCCTAACGGCGAATTAGAAATAGACAAACTAGTAGTCAGGGTACATTCATGAGCATAGAACAATCAAAGAAACGCAATGCACGACATGGAGCATACAAGTTCTGGACTTCAATTCCTAAAGCATCCGACATCAAAATTACTAAGGCTGATGGAACTGTTACATATCAGAAGGTTGACAACAAGGCTTATGCGGCTAAAGTTATTCGTAAGGCAAAATCATGATAGTACAAATTCGTTGCAGACAATGCGGTGTAAAAGTGAGTCACGACCCATTCAGTCTTAGGAGTTGTAACTGTGACCCAGATTCATCATCGTGGGTTGCTTTGGATAAAAACTGTAAACTTATAAAAGGTTCGGGTTCTAATGTTGAAATACTGGAAGAAAAATGACAACCATCCTAGCAATCCAAGGTGACGGTTACGCTGCCATAGGTTCAGACTCCCAGTGGACCGATGATTATGGGCGTGTCGGGAAAATGGCGCAATCAAAAGTTGTGACATTGGGCAGATACCTAGTTGGTATCGCTGGAGACACGAGGGGGGCAAACATTGTGCAACACATGTTTGTTCCCCCAGCGTTACCTGTCAAGTTGTCGGGTAACAAACTAACAAACCTTATGGTAACACAGTTTGTTCCCACATTAAGAGAGTGCCTAGAAAAAAATGGTGCAGGTCGTCCACAATATGATGACCAGCCAGCACAATCAGCCAACGACATCCTAGTGTGCGCCAACGGTGTTATCTACCAAATTGATACAGACTATGGCACTGAGATAGATTCATGTAATCTTTACGCTATAGGTTCTGGTGCGCATTATGGGTTGGGTGCGCTGCAAGCATTAATCGGAACCAAGAAACCGTCTATTAATACTGCTAAGCAAATCATTCTCAAGTCGTTAAACATATCAGCGAAGTTTGATAGTGGTAGTGGTGCACCGTTTTACACATTTTTGCAAGTTGCTAAGTAGTGAAACCACATTCCATATCCATTGAGATGAAACCCATACCGAAGGGTCGTCCAAGGATGACACGCCGAGGGCGTGTCTTTACACCACAAACAACCATAGATGCTGAAACAATTGTGCGTGAGGCGTGGACAGGACCTTGTTATGAAGGTGATGTAAGTTTGGTGTGCCAGTTCACTAAAGAAAGCGTAACTTTAACTGTCAGCGAAATATCAGAAGGAACATTAACAAAATCCACATTACGAGGAGACATAGATAACTATGTCAAGTTGTTGATGGACGGACTGAATGGAGTAGCATGGCAGGACGACAAGCAAGTCAAACTATTGATAGCAACAAAAGAGTGAACCAATCTGATTATGATATTGCACCAAAACAATATGACTTCCACACAGATTTACGGTACGGTAAGAAAGGTGAGAAACTTGTTGAAGAGTTTCTTGAAACCCTTAGTGGTGGTGCGTTTGAAGTTAAAACAGACCGTTACCGTAATGGTCGTATGGTATTGGAAATGGAACACAATCCCCGTAGGCAAACTGATGCAGAGGGTAAACCGTTATGGAAACCGTCAGGTTTGGCAATCACTAAAGCACGCTGGTGGGTCTATGTTTACACGCTTGACGGTTCGTTTGTTATTGTGGATGTACCACGCATTAAAAGGTATCTTAAAATTAACAAAGATAGATTCAACTCCAAGAGATACCACGATTTTGCTCACCGAAGCAGTAACCCCTCCAAAGGATATCTATTACAACCAGAAGATGTAATGGACATGATGATTAACCCAGCATATGACACAGTATCCAAGTTATAACAACCCGCTATCAGACGGCAAGGACATCCCTGATGTAAGGGAATACGACCCCGATAGCACAGAGTGGCTTATGATGCCACACCAAGTTGTCGTACCCTTGGTTGACAACGATGAACTCATTGAACTTGTGCGTGAACTTTTGTCCACGCTAGATGACATTGACCAACAGATGATACAATTAATTTATTACGAAAGAAAAACATTTCAAGAAGCAGCACAAATCATAGGCATACGAGCCAAGTCTCACGCTTGGCGTAAAACTAAAGCAGCAATGAAAAAACTGGAAGCCACATTACGAAGTGATGTGGGATTAATGGAACTACTGGAGAAAAAATATGACATCCATAACTAGAAAACATAACCACAAAAACTTTAACCAAGCGGCACAGGCAGCATATAACACTATAATCTCTGAAGCAAAAACAACCTTATCAGACCCACAAAAGTTTAGCCCAGTACAAACCTTTATCTCACGATGGGTTAAAGAATTATCTGAAGGCGAATACAATTCAGATGACACAGAGTTGGTTATAATGGTTTCCAAACGAGCAGGTGTAGAAGCAATGTACTGGCTAACAGAAAACTTAGGAACAACGATGCCTGACATCGTTGAAATTGTATGCAAAAAACAGCATGACTACGGTCATCAAAACATCAACAACTTTGGTATTATCGGTGTCGGTATAAGACTGTGCGACAAAATCGCACGAATCAAAAACCTAGAAAAAACTGCTACCCCACAAAACGAATCACTCATTGACTCATACATAGACATAGTAGGATACTCTATCATTGCTATAATGTTAGGAGAAGATTCATTCCAACTACAACTCAAAGCAGTATGATATGAGCAAATCAAAAAAGTTAAACCTAGAAATATTGAACGAACAACTAACACATTTGCATGCAGAACTAACCAAGGCTGGCGCACCCAAGGCTGCGATGCGCCGTGTAGAAGATATAACTGTGTCTGTTAAATGGATAGAAAATAAGTTCCATGACTGAGTTCAACTTTGACCCTGATGACATGACAGAACTGTCAGGAATATTTGCTGAAATGATAGCCGACAATGAGGATGGATTCATTATGGAGTTTGGTATAAGCCGTCTTGCCGCTAAAGAAGTTGTTGAAATGTGGACTCAAGCATCCAAAGGAAACAAACTTGCTCAAGCAGCATCATGGTTAGAGTACTCTAAAATTGTTGGACAACTTGCTAAAGCGTTAGAACAAGGAAACTACGGCTGAATAGGTTCTTCGGTTTGAGTCATCTGTCTAGACTTTATAACACCTTTAAGTTCTTTTTCAAGGTCTTGTAAGTTAAACTTACGCCTGATGGCTTCGCCACGCTGTTGCTGTTCACCAATTTGACGATACGGTACACCAAACCAGTTCAACACATTACCCAACCAACGCTCCTCAAGCGACTCCTTGCCACCCAACTTGCCACCAGTTACACGGAACGCTTGTGCCAGAGTAGGTAAAGCCTGCTCAATAATATAAGTAGCCCTAGGGTCAATCATCATCTTACCGCTCTCAGGGTCAATGTCAGCCCACTGAGTGCCACTAAGGTTATACAACAACTTAGCAACAGCAGACTCAACACCATTAGCAGTGCGCTTGTCACCAAACGGAATGTCCAACGCTACTTGCTTACCAAGCCATAGTTCTGCTGGAACCCGCAATAGCGGGTTTGCCATACCAATTAAACCACTAGGAGTACCAATGTCTTTGAGGTTCTGTGCCAAACGAACCATAGGTAAATCTGGTGTTAAGACAGCATTAAGACCCGCACCTAAAGGACCAGCCTTCTGAATCCAACTAGGAACCAATAACTCGCTATTAACAGGAAACTCACGCTTAATGCGTTCGTACTGAATGTAAGCCTTAGGACGAGTAACCATTTGCGAAACCTGCAAAGGAATGTTACGGCTAGTCCACAACCAAAACGGAACATACTTTTTGGCTCTTGCGTCCAACGCAGACAAGTCAGTGTAATCAAAGTGCACACGGCGAATACGGGCAACAGCCTCATCAAAGTCCATGCCACGCCGAACCGAATCCAACGCCATAGGAATACGCAAAGCGTTCTCCACAAAATCATTCTTACGACTATAGAAACCTAGGTACTTGTTACTATAACGAGTAACCACATTACCTTTAGCACCTTCAAGACTGAACGATGGCAAAGCCATATCATCGCTTTGCCCACGACCAGTAGCAGCAACAATCTTTTGAACCAACTCTGCTTCAGCCATCTCGGCATCGGTTAATAACCCAGCCCTAGCCATCCAGTTAGCATATGTTTCGCCAACAGCACGCTTACCTTTAGATTCCGCTTGTGCTCGTGCCCACTTCAAACCGATGTTCATTTCGTCCACGCCAACACCATCAGCGTAGTTCATGAATGCACCAGAAAAACCGTTACGCATAAAAAAGCCAACAGAAGCGGTAACATACCGCTTCCAATAGTTGTTTAAATTATTAGCGTACTTAAACATTTTTTCTGCTTCAGCAGTGTCACGCAACTTCCTAAGATTAGGTGCCCATTTAGCGGCAACCTCATCAGGAACCTGAACACCTAAACCTTTAAGTTCTTCCCAACCACGCTCAGTATCCTCAAAAATTGCTTTACCGATTTCACCAGCCCTAGCACGAGAAAGTTTTAAAGCATTATCAGCAATCTCATTATCAATTTTACCCAACTCAATTTCACCGAAATGAATCAAACCCACAACACGGTCGTAAGCATCCTTTAAGGCTGGGTCAAAATCCATTAAAGCACTATTCTCTAAAGCCCGTTCCATATCACGAACCCAAGCAGCATTAGAAGCACCAGTAGAACCCTTAGCAGGCTTACGATTCAACAACAATTTAACACCCTGACGCTCGTTATCAATCCTGCTGGCTACAGCACCATCCCAAAATTGCATAGCAGTAGCATTATCTAACAGAACTGGCAGTCGCTCTTCAAGCGACAGACGCATAGAAACAGCCTCTTCAGTTAAACCAAACTCATTAGCCAAAACTCTTTCAATCTGACGGTCAACATTATTTGTTTCTCTAGCAAGGACAGAATCCATTTGAGCAAGTTGTTTTCTTGCTTTCTTTATAGGAATATCTTTGCCTTCAAACTTTACGGTTTCGTTAGCACGCATCCGCTCAACAAGATTATCGGCAGGATTATTTAAACTATCCAACTCTTTAGCAAGGCTATCTCGTGCTTCTTGCACTGCTTGTAAGTCAATTCCTTCTGTGCGCAAAGAATCGCCTCTGGAAATTAAATCAAGTTCATAAGATTCTTTTGACCCACGCAAAATGTTTTCTGCCAAAGGATTGTCCATGACAGTTTGCCACTCATCAGTAACACCAAAACCAACCTTTGGGGTTGGTGTATCCTTGGGAAGTAATATAGCCCATTCCGAACCAATATCTTCCATGTCGGGGAAAATGGTACGCATAGGAACAAGAGTTCCCTTAAAGCCGCTATCAACAGCATCATCTGTTAATCCCCGCAGAAAGTCATTAATCATACCATTAGCAACATTGTCACTATTATCAATAGAGTACTCTGCTGCAATTTGTTGGAAGTTATTTTGTAACCAACCAAAGAAACTTTCAATCTCAAAACTAGTAAGGTCGGCACCTTGTTCAACAGCGTCATCAACCATTCTGGTAAAATCTAAGAAGCCTTCAAGTAAGTCAGCCTTGGCTGGACTTACGATACGCAAAGTTTCTGAAACCTCACCAGTGTTAAATACTTCGTCAACAACACTACCCCAAGTTGGGTCCTCAATACCGACTTCACGAAACACTTTTGCTACAGTATCCGAAACGGTTTCTGGCGAAACAACTTGTTGCATCATTTCCGCATTACGGAAATCAACCAACTCCTCTTCAGGAATAGCATGACCCATCAAACTATCTGGAACACGACTGAAAGTACCAAACTCATCATCAACAGGCTTAGTGGTCCACACCTGAAAAGGTGCCTCAACATCTGTAGCATCAGGAACAGAACCCCAAATTACACCATCATTAGCGTAACTAGCACTTTCACGGACATCGCTGAGAACACGAACACCTTCAAGTTCAATATCAACCTTATCCAATTCGGCAACAATACGGTTACGACTAACATCAAACTCTGCTCCAGCAGGCATCTCATCCAAGGTTGCCCGCAACTGCTTCTGTTTAGTCAACAATCGTGCTTGCTCTCTGGGTTTTGACTTGCCACCATTACGCATACGATTAATACGCTCAGCAAACCATTCAAGATTCTTGTTATCTAACGCTTCAGCACCAGAATCAACACCACCCAAACGAACATATTCTTTACGGAAATCCTGCAACAAAGCATAACGGTCATAAGTATTGTTCGTTATAGCATCACGCAACCCTTCAGCGTAACGCAAATACCCACCCCAAATATCATCAAACTCACCCTTAGCATCCTGAGAAACACGAATACTTTTAAGACGAGCAGATTCAATAACATCCCAAACCTGATTTAACTCTGTTAAAATAGAATCAATTTCTGCATCACGCAACTGACGACCAACATAACGACCCTCAAGAACATCATCCAAAATGTTAGCAAACTCATCCGCACCCTTGGCAACACCCTCTCTCGTCCTTGCCAAACCTATATGCGCCCGCAATCTTTTTTGTGTATTAACCAAAGTGGAACGAATACTAATCAACTCATCAACCAAAGCGGGGTCTTTAACAATTTCTTTAATTACCAAAGGTTTAATAGCATCAGGACCGTAACCCATAGCACGGTCAACATAAGCAATACGGCTCTTAGCCCGTGCAATACTTTCAGCATAACCTTGCGCAATATTGCCCAAGTCATCTTCAAACCATTTGAAACCAAGTTCCTCATTGGAAATTTTATTTAAACCATCAATAGTAGCATCGTCAACCTTGCGACCAAGAAACTCTGCTTGCTCAACAATGTTTCCTGCATCATCATAAATAGGTGCACGCAACTTACGGAACATTAAAGTTCCATTAGGTTCCAACAAATCTTTTTCAGTCAAATTAGTTGCACGATAACCAGACTTAGTTACACCACCCTCACCTAAAGTCCAAGCCTTAGCCTCAGGAGTAATCTTGTGAAACAAGTGATTCTCCAAATAACCCATTTTACTAACTTCTAAACCATATGCGTCACCAAGGTTGCGTTGAAGTTCAACAACTTCATTACGCAACTTATCTGCCCAAGCCTTATAATCAGCATAAACTTGTTTAGCCGCATCACCAAGACCATCATCCGAACCACGCTCTATAGCCTTATAAACCTGTCCAACAGTCTCATCCGTCAACCCAGCAGCCCGAGCGTTCTCCATAGTTTGAGCAATGTCACCAATAGCAATTCTAAGAGAAGTAGTAAAAGTTCCCTTAGCCCAATCACTAGCAGACATCTCCATCAAACCCTGAACAAACTCGGGCTTATAAATGTTTTGTGTCGCCTTGCGACCAAAACCCTTCAAAGTTAAATCCTTCAAAGACTCAACAGTGGTTTTTTGCAACAACGCTTTACCAGCAACCGTGCTACCAACAACATCGCCAAGACCAGCACGGACAGGAGCAACAGTATATCTCCATGCCTTAGCAAGACCACTGGAATAAGGTATTTGTTTACCCATATACTTTACACCAGAAACAATACCTTCAGCCTCACGAATATTTTTTGGTATAACAGAAGCACCATAACGAGCAATATTGGACAACAAAGGTTTTAACTCAGGATACTTTGTTGACAACAATGCAGCCTTATTAGCCAAAGCAAACCGTGTAGCCTTAGATGCAGCACTAGCACCCAAAGTCAAATATGTTGTAGGGTCAAACACTGTATCCAAAGCAAAATTGGTTATACCCAAAACAAACTTGTTTTGCACCCCAGAAGCCTCGGCGGCACTGAACCCTTTTGTCCGTGCTTGTTTAACAAAGTCATCTAAACTTGGACCTTCACCCCTCATGGTGTCAGCAAGTTCTTTTACAAGACTTTGACCTACCTGCTGGAATGGTGAAACAACAGTATCATACACTTCAAAGGCTGCTTTACCAGCAGCCAAAGGTATAGAGGAAATTCCTTTAAGCAAACTACCAATAGGACCTTTATCGGACACAGATGCATTACCGCCTGACGCAATGGTCATTGCGGCAGCACGAGCCTTAGCGGATTCAGCAAAACTTAACTTAGGGTTTTGAGAAAGACCCATAACAACTTGTTTTGTTTTTTGTTCTAAAACATTTTTTTCTTCAGAAAAAGTAGTCTTAGGTTTCCCACCCTTGGTATTGACGGACAATGGCACAAGTGTTCCATCTCCTTTAACATATACAGGGTTTCCATCAGAATCAAATCCATACCCTGATGCTTTTGGAACAGATTTTTTTGAAAAAGGTGAACGCTCTACAGCCACTATCTGCGCCTAATTGGAAATTTTGGTTGAGTTGTTTTCTTTGGAGGAACTACAGGGGGTTCTTCAACAGGTGGTTTGGTAACTGGCGGTTTAACAACTGGTTTAGGTTTAACAGCAGGTGCAACTGGAGCAACAGGAGTTACAGGAGCAACAACTGGTGCCTTGCCTTCATCCACTTTAGTGTTAGCAGCCATCTCATCAGCCTTAGAAATAATATCGTTAATCACACTATCAACATCCGACATTGCACCAGTACGCTCTTTGCCCAATGCTGCCAACTGCTCGGCAAACTGTGTATTAATACCAGATTGAACTTCAGCCCTACGACCACCCAACTGTTGCAACGCAGCCATAGTACCCATCTGTGCAGCGTTTTGCTGTGCAGAACCATAATTCATTTGACCAGTGTTTAATTGGGCTAATGCATATTTTTCCAAATCAGAAGTTTGTTGACCAGTTTGTCTAGCCAAATCTGTAGCAGCCTGAACCTCACCAGTGCCAGCACCCTGAGAACGCAAAGCAGCCAACAACGGATTATCCGCAACACTATAAGTGCTAATAGGAACACCCTCGTATGCTGTGCTACCTTTAAAGTTTTTGGTGTACTGCTCTTGAGCGGTACCAACTTGTTTCTCTGCTAAGTCAAAAGCAGCACTAGCATTTTTTAGAACTTCAGCAAGTTGGTCTTTGGTAGCCTGTTGTTGTGGGTCGTACAATTCTGCTACACGCTTTAACATATCTGTTTTGCGAGTCTTAGCCTGACCACGCAAATATGTTTCGGCAGCCTTACCACCTTCAATTTTTCCTAGTCTGTCTGCTTCTTCTTTTGCTAACTTTGCAGCATCCTGACCTTTTTCATATTTAAATTTATCTCGTGCCAAAGTATCTGCATAACTAGGACCAGATTTATTTCCCGAAGTACCTTTAACAACAAGGTCATAACGCTTTTGAGCGTTCTCAATAGGTGTTGTTCTAGATGTCCACCAACTACTAGGAGGTTGTTCACCATATATTTGTTGGTATGCTTGAGCCTCATCATAAACTGATTGCCACATGCCATCAATTTCATCTTGAGGAGTCATAGGAACATCTTCTGGTGGTGGGGCATCAGCAGATGGGTCACGACCAATCCACACACGACCAGTATCTTCAGATGGTTTAGGCAAAGACACTTCACCATAACTACCTTTTCCAACACCATAAGGATTTGAACTAGTAGCAGTTACCTTCTCATACTGTTTTCGTGCAGCAACTTCCTGCTTACCAGTACCATACAACACTTGTTGCAAAGACAAACCAGAAGCAGAAGCAATGCGCCTCAAATCAGAATCACCCTTTTGGGATTCTGATATAGGTTCCCACTTATTGGTGGTAGGATTTAATTTAAACGATGCCATAATAACTCCTAGTAAGCCGAATACTGCTTCAAAGCAGTAGCCGCATCAATAACATTCTGTTTCTTCTGTAACGCTAACTGTGCCAAATAGTCATCTAACTCAGCCTGAGCATTAGCCTCCTGAGTAGCAGCCAAATTAGCCTCATCCTGCAACTGTTGAGTACCCTCACCTAACTGTGTTTGCATATCAGCAGCATACCTAGACAAACCTGCACGCTGAATACCAGACTTAACATTAGCACCAGCCAAACCACGCTGACCATAAGAAGCCATCTTGGGACGAAACCCCTCAGTAAGTTGCTGTGTCAATTTAGACAGTGACCTTTGTCCACGCATCTGCCCCAAAGAAGCAGCCTGACGGTTGGCAATAGACTGTGTTGCACGCCTTTTGCGTGCTGTAGCCTCAGCCATACCATAATCCCCGTAATATGCGTCTGTCATACTCATCACTATTACCTGTTTTGTTCCTTCATCCTAGACTTCAAATCTTCCATTTCCCTAGCCATCTTATCCAACTCATTTTGCAACGACCTAAAGATGCTTTGCAAAGCATCTTTATCTGTACCACTTAGCACGGACAAAAAGGGTGGTTGCCACATATTAACCGAAAATCTGTCCACCAAGAACAATATCGTTATTGTCCCCACTAGTTGTTAAAGCGGTTACGGCAGCAGCCGCTAACTTGGCATAAGTTATAGCCCCGTCATCAATGTTTGTTCCAGCGGCTAATGCTTCAGCAAAAACTTTAACATTGTTAAAGTTTTCTACAACCTCGGTTGCAACAGCAGGAGTTCCGTTTGTAAATGTATTTGGTATGGTCAATGTAGCCATGTTATCCCTTTACTCGTCTTGAATTATATTTATATCCGATACTATTAATACCCCATTTTTGGCTGCTAGGACCAATGAACTCTAGTTGTACTGTCCTTGCCAATCCTAAGTTTCGTCCAGTTTTTACGATAGAACTAACAGCACCACTGGACCAGTTTTCACCCCACAAACCAGAACCCCAAATCAACGAAGTTGTTGGGGGTGTTTGTGTAATGGTAAAAATTTTTCTTTGATTATTATTACCTTCAGTAAAGTCGTGATAAACTTTTACTGTAATGTTTTGTGCAATATCAGATTCTTTTACAACAAAGTCTGGACGGCGAAACATTTTCTTTTGCATATAAGAACCACCATCAAACCAACGAGTTTTGTAATATGATGTGAACGCTGTAGCAGTACCAGTAATGTTATCTGTTTCCTCAGAATACAAATCAACCTTCATCACATATGCTTGTATAGGATGAATCATTAAACGGTAATCATTATTAGATGAATCAGTCCAGTTACAACCACCAATCAAACCATAACCATCAGAAGTCTGAAACTGTGTGTAAACACCACCACGAATACTAGGGTCCAAAACAAAATTGACACTAGGATAAGCAACACTGGTTTCTGTGGAATATGGTACAGAAATCCAAACACGCCGACCAACCCACGAAACACTAATAGATTCATGTTCGGCAGGATTAATTTGATTCAAGTCAATAGCAGTACGCAAGTTGCTAAACATGTCTTGAACAGATGAACCGTTATAATAAAACAAGCCTTGGTTATGGCTAAAGAAATATACGCCATCTTCTGACTGTGCAATAGCATGATGGCTGAGACAACCCAAACGGGTTGTCAATTCAACAACCTGAAAAGTTGCGCTATCATAACCCAAAATAGTATAAATAGCATTAGGTTTAAAAACCACCAACTGTCCAGCAACAACAGCCATACCAGTAATACCGTTACCACCACCAGTAAGTTCAAAATAGTCATCCGAATCCCAGTTTTCAGGAGAGTTTTCCAAAGACCAATAAATACGATTAGGATATTTGGTTGCAGCAATATCAACATTAGCAGCCCACATCTTGTTAGCATGAACAATCAAATGTTCTGCTGTAGGCATCTTGCGTTGCGTGGCATCAGGTGTAGTTTGCCAGTCATGAGGATTAGTGCCAGATGCTGTCAACGCTATAGCATAAGTGTCAGTTGTTTTCCAAACATACCCACCGCTACCAGCAATACCAGTAGAAAGATACATGCTGTCACCCCACTGTGCCATACACACACCATGAGTGCTAGAGGAAACAATATCATTACCGCTAGAGTACTGTAAAGTAGTAAAGTTACCACCAGTTGAACGATATACTTTGGTGCTGTTAGCCAGCATTATAGTGGAAGTAGCACCACTAAAATTATACAATTTTTGTGGTGCCCAAGTACCAGAAACAGCAGTGGTATTCAACCGTTGTTGACCACCACGACTAAACACTCCACCTCGTGGGTCAATTTCAACATTCAACATATCAGGAGACTCATAACTAGCCAACTGAAACTGGTCTGCACGAAAGTTTAAACCACCAGTAAAGTCCGATACTTCACTAATTTGTATCTGTGTCATTACTGATTTACTTTAAGATTTTTAGCCATAGTCTGCAACCAACCATTATAGGTAGGACGACCAGAAGTTTGACCTGCGTTCAAACGCAAATTAGCATGACTAGTAGGCTTACTAATATTAGCAGCAGCCAAAGTAACACCCTCATCAAAAGAACGCTTATATTCGCCAGCCATCAAAGTATCTTCAAGACGCTGATACACACGACTGCAAGCATAATACACTAAAGGGAAATGCAAGTTTGCACTTGCATCAACATTGCCCTCAGAAGTAATCCAATCAATAGGTTCACGATAAGCACGGACAACAAGAGTACGCACATTGTTTGGTTTAGGAAACAAATGAACTTTACCCTCCCAAATAGAATAAAACAATGGGTCACCACTAGTGTCATACGAACCAACATATGTTTGCTCAGCCATATCGTGACCAACCATATCTAAACGGAACCCAATATTGTTGTTATCTACAATGGAAACAACCTGACTAATAGGGTCAGCAGTAAAACTTGATATAGTGTATGCTCGTTGTTCGGCTACAGTATTGAAAGTAAAACTTTTTTCCAGAAAAGACCAACGCTTCTCAAGGTCCAAAATACGGTAATATCCGTCACGCAAATAAACATTCAACAAAGAATCTGGCAAATCCTCAGAATCAAGGTCAGTAATACTACGAACAGTATCCCTAAGGGCGGTAGCGGTCATTTGAACATAAGCCATTAGATACCTTCTTCAATCTTCTCGGCAACCTGAGCCAACGCTTTAGCCTGCTTTAAATGACCTGCACAGAACAGTTGTCCACGCACCTTGTTTGCACCACACGAATCATCGTTACCAGTACATTTGTCGCCCCGACCAATATAAGGTCCACTAGGGGCAGCAATACGGGAATTGGCTACTGCTGACAGGCTGTAGCCATCCACAGGTTTACCGTAAAGAGTATGGGCGTGAACAGTGTTGTTACTCATCATATAAGCCTGTAGGTTCCCTACGGCTTAGATAGACGGCTAAGGACATTTATATAAGCCTTTTTGGAACCAGTGTTTAAAGCAGCCTTACCAGCCTTAGCACCTTTACTTACAGGTCCCAAACCGTAAGTGGCAGCCAACCATGCAAGGTCGGCTGGTTTACCTTTACCAGATATAATGTTTTGTAGTTCAGGCAAAGCAGCCATACCACCTGCACCAGAATTAATTATTGCACCAGAATAATCGCCTTGTTTAAAACGGTCCCGTGCTTCCTGTCCAACAGTCCACGAATCACCAGTAGCCTTAAGACTACCAATAGGGTCAGATTTCAGCATGTTAACATCTTGTTTCAACATTCCACCCAAACCAGACAAAACAGCCCACAACTTTGCGCTACCTTTATCCAACATGCCCATCTTAGGTTGTGGCTTCTGGCTGGCTTTGTAATTAGTCATTTGGTCGGTGGACAAATCTTTAGCATAGTTTTGCAAAGCCTTCATACCACTATCTTCACCATATGTAGCCAAACCACTAGGCAAAATCTGTTGAATACTCCAAGGGTCAACAGGCTTAGGGGGTGTTGTTTGTGGCTTAGATTTCTTGAATCGTGCAGCCATAACTACTTCTTTGTTGGTGGGTTGCCGTAACGCTGAACAGGCTTACTGGACTTAGGTCTTACTGTTTCCTTCTTCAATTTTGCTAGACGAGCATCTTTTTGCTTGTCGGTCAAAACTTTACGGGTACGATTCTTATTTGCTATTGCAGCATTTTTATCTTGTGCAGCCCGCAAACGCATAGATGACTGTGTTTCCACAACAGGCTTATATGCTTTCTTTTTAGCACCAGTAGAAGAACCCATCTTTGAATCAGCCTTCTTAATTAGCCGTTCCTGCTGTTTACGCTGTTCTAAGTTAGCCAAACGGCGTTGAGTAGCCTTTTCGTCAGCAGTCATATAATCAGGTTTCTTACCTTCAAGACGCTTACCACGCTTTTCATAAGCCATAGCCTTACGGGCACCAGTATCAACCAACTCTTTACGGTTCATGGTACCATACTTTTCCATAAGATACTTTAAGTTACCTTTGGCACGAGTATTAGTCCGAGAAGCACTCTTCAAAGAATCTTTAGTGATGGCAGCAATGTCGGAAACAGAAAGGTCATACCCTTCTTTTTTAGCGTAATCTTTTACTTTAGTAATTTGCCTTGTCAACGAATCTCTTCGTCCTTGCGAACCCTTGGTTAGAATACGGTCTGTTGCATCAATGACTTTGTTAAACTTTTCTGTTTCTTGACCAAAGTATGATTTAGCCTTGTCAAGTTTCATTGAGCCGCCACCCCAGCGTTCATTAACTTCAACCATTTTTTTGTCAATATATTTTGTGCGGTTAGCAGATTTGCGAGCCGCCTTTTCGGCGGGTCGTTCAGCAGCAAGTTTAGCATCATATTTAGCACGGTCAGCAGCAGACTTAGCCCTATTGGCAGCAGACCTTTCAGCCTTAGTCATTGCTTTAGCGGGGACAGAAGCAGCCTTACGACCAACACTCTTAGTTGTTTTAGCAGTAGCCTTAGGTGCGTTAGCACTAAGGCGTTCTAATACCTTGCGAACAATGTCGTCGTAAGGACCCTTAGGCATTACTTGTTTCCCTTTTTCTTATTATACTTTTCACGCCCAGCCATACGGCGGGCTTCCATTTCATCTTGACGCTTAGCCCAAGCAGCCTGATTTTGTGCACGAGTTTCAGCCTTGCGTGCCTTAGCGGCAGCACTACTATCAGCCAAATATTTTTCACGACCAGCCCAATGCGCAGCAACATTCTTTTCACGCTTTTCCATACGAGTCATTTTGCTTGCAGCACCACTAGGCTTCTTAGGCTTAGGTGACGGCTTAGGGGCTGCTACACCACTCTTAGGTGGCTTAGGTGGCTTACGACCTGCACCACCAGTAGCGGTCTTAGCAGTAATCTTAGGTGCTTTACGACCAACAGATTTGGTTACAGAACCCATAGCGGCACGAACCTGTTTTTGTCCAACAGACATTCCCGAAGCAGCAAGTGCATCGGTGATGGCTTTTAGTAAAGCATTTTCGTCAATAGGTGGCTTAGCCACTAGTACATTGCTTTCTTAGACATCTTAGATGACTTAGCACCCTTAGACTTTTTGCCCTTAGGATAGTTAGAGGTTTTTGTCCCCGCCTTAGGTTTAGCATCGGCATGGCTGGACAGAATCTTATATTTGACTGGCATAATACTCCTATATACAGAAATGGTGGGAGATTGCTCTCCCACCATTATCGGTTTGTTCCCTGAATGGGGGTTATGCTCGGTAAATTGATACCGTGTTTGCGGCAGTGAAAACTGCAACATACGATGCCGATGATGCTGCTGCAACCGAAAAGGTTGCTGCTGCACCAACAAGTGTTACACCTGAAGCACCAGCGGTAACCACGATTGGGTGGGTTGCTGCGGCGACATTGACTACGGTGAATTGGAAACTTGAACCAACACCTTCGTCTGTGAACGCTGCACCAAGTTCCGCACCAGTTGGTGTGGTCAAGGTACGGGATGCTGTTGGGGTCATTGTGTACAGTGTTTTTGCTGCACCAGCAAGAGTTGCTGCTGTTTGCACGGTTGCTGCGTCAGTTGCTGCAACTACCGTTACCAACTCTTCTTTGAGTGCCCAAGCGGCGAGTCGTGTACGGTCAATTGCACCATCAGTGTTTGATTTTAGTGGCATTTTTTATCCTTAAGTTTAGTTTTGTTTTTATTGTTGTTATTATAATAATGGGGGCTTGCGCCCCCACTATAGGATTTTTTGACTAAGCAGTCTTAGCAGTCAACTTGCCTTGCTTTGCAGCATTGCGACAAGTGAGGTTACCATAACACATGATGAGTGCGTAACGAGCATCCAAGTCCTCTGGACGAACAAACTGTGTTTGTGCGAACCATTTGGACGAGTGACCAACCAAAGTTAGGTACTTGCTGTTCAAGAAGTACACTACACCAGCGGTGCAATGCTCATCGTAAACAACTGGAGCAGCCTTGAACAACAGGTTTTGGAAACCAGCATCTGCTGTCTTGGTGTCCGTGTAACGGAGTTGTGGTTGGAGCAATGCTTCGTACTTCTCAAACAAAGTCTGAGTTGTGAGAACCATGTCTGGGTGGTCGTTACCAACAGAAACGCTGTTGTAACCAGTTGAAAGTTGTGCAAGAGTCAACGCTGTTGCGGTGTTCTCTTCGTATGACTTCCAGTAGTCGTTACCAGTTGTTGCACGGTTGATACCGCCAACAGTTCCTGATGCTTCAACGATATTTCCAAGACCGTTCCAGTCTTTTCCATCGTTTCCAGTTCCATCACCGTAGAACATTTGGTTGAAGCCTTCACGCATTGACTCTTCAGCCTGCATGATTTTGGCTTCCAACAAGTTAATGATTTCTTGTTCGCCGTTGTTCTTGGCTTCTTCAATACCGCTGATTGCGATAGAAGCAGCGTACTGCTTCCAATCGTATTCTGCGGCAGTGATTCCACCTTGTGAAGTCAACGAAATTGAATCGTAACCTGAGTACGACTTAACTGTTGAACTTGTTCCATAAATGAGTGGCTCAACAATTTTGGTTCCACCATTAAGCATACGGATGCGACCCTTGTCCTGAAGGAAGTAGGTCAACGGGCGTGCCGTGAAGATGTTGTCCGTGAGTTGGTCACGATAGTTTGCGAGCGTTGTACTTAACAGCGCATCAAAGTTTGGGTTTGACATTATAGTATCTTTCTAAAGTTTGGTTGATAGTTTAACTTGCACCCATTTGACGCTTAGCCGCTTCCCAAGCCTCTGCTACCGATGTAATAGGAACAAAAGTTTCATTGGTTGTACTAGCGGTAGCCGAGGCTCCACCAGATACAACCGCTGCTGCACGCTTCGCTTCCAACACACCATCTTCAACCTTCTGTTGAACCTGCTGTGCTGACTGCTCTGTCCGTGCTTTTGCAACCATTTTATCGTAAGCAATTTGCTTGTAAACGCCCTCAAGGTCCTCGGTGTTCATCCGCAAAGCGGATGTCACAACTTCCTTGACATCAAAATCAGGATACTTGTTTTGCAATCCCTGAATCTCACGCTCAATAGCCTGTTGACTCTGGTAATCCTCAAACTGTGCTATACGCTGGTCAAGTTCACGATACTTTGCATCCTCAGGACTGTAATCTTCGGGTTCAGAACCCTGAACCATCTGTTGTGCCTGTGAACGGGTAATACCGTAATGTTGACTTAATAGGTCAATCGTTGCCTTAGGGTCATTTTCCAAAGCCGCACTAAGCGCACTAGCAAACTGGAACTGGTCCCGTTGCTGAGATAACTCTTGTGTTTTTCTGGTATAATCCGCTTGACGCTGATAACCTGCGATAGCCTCTGAAAAAGGAACTTGCAATTCCTCACCATCAACCTTAATTGGAACTCTATAATTAGAATATTCCTCAACGGATAATGTTGGTGTATCGGGTGCTTCTGTAATTACACTAGTTTCAGTTGACCCAGTACTTTCTAATACAGGTTCCGTTGCAGGTGTTGCGATTTCATCGCTCATTAAATATGTTCTCCTATAGAGTCCTGAATGGTTGCTCTATATATCCACAAGGCGTTCCCTATTGGGCTGGAGGTTGTCCTTGCTGAAGCATAGCCATCATATCTGGGGCAGGTTCACCAGCAGGGGCAGGGGCACCAGAAGGTGCCGCAGCCCCAGCAGGAGCGGGGACAGGAGGGGTGCCACCTACTTGCTGCTGAGGCTGGGCTAGAAAATCATCAGGGTTCTTAACACCAAAACCGAACTGTAGCACATGTGCCGCAAGTTTAGACATGTCAATAATACCTGCACCAGCAAACGGTGCCATAGCATCAACCAGTTGTAATGCCATTTGACGCTTAAAGGATTCGTTATGTGGTTGTGTTGAACCTGCTGCTACTTCAAAGTCAAAATCACCTTGCAAATAGTCACGGTCATAGTTCACCCAAATTGGTTCACCGTCACGACCCATAACACGGGCAACTTGCTCACCTTGCATAAACTGTTGTGCCAATTGTAACATGCGGCGTGCAACCTCGGCAATAGCCTGTTCTACAACAGCCAACTTGTCGCTGGTGCGTGCGTTTGCAGCATCTTGCATCAAGGATGATTCTGTTGCTGTGCGGCGGATTTCGGAGACAGCACCACGCTGAAACTCTGATACACCAGAAATACGGTCAATATCACCAATAATCATGTTAGACTGGTTATAGAACTCTGGTGGGTTAATTACCGCTGGGAAGGCTGTAACAACACCACCCAAAGGTTCATCACTAGTAACTGGAACCATAACATTATCTTCATCAGATTCTAATGCTGAACGACCCAATTGGTCAAACGCTGATTCCTTATACAGATATTTGCGGCTAAACTTTTTGCGATGATTCATCATCTGTGAACGAGTTTCGTTTAGTTCTCGTTGCAAAGGTTCAATAGATTCCAAATCGCCAATAGGATAGAAATGGTCTGGAACATCATAGTTCCTAATCATAACAAATGGTTGCCCAAACGCATAAGGCATTTTCATTGGCTTAACCAAAAACATGTCTGAACCTTCAGCAAAAACGCTCATACTATTTGAAGCAATATCGTAGTATTCCCAAATCTCTGCGTAACCCTCATTTTTGTCGTACACCTTACGGCGACTAGGGTCGTCCGTGTAACGGCTAACAGCCATAGGGGACACATCAATGCGGGCAGCCTTATTATAACGCTTATCGTTACGGACATCAGCAATAGGGCGGCGGATACGCTGCGCTATCCACTTAATGTCTTTCATTGATGTCGCATCTGGGTCCACAAAAATATCGTTAACAGAAACACGCTCAGCAAACGGACTGTCCTCACGAACAATAGTGTTCGGATGTCCGATGCCATCAGGGTTTGCTTCCGAAATCTCTGCTTCACCTTCAACTTCCTCCTCAACAAAACGGTAACCTACTTTAATCCAACCATGACCGAACGCCAGCATGTCTTTGACAGTGCGGCGAAACTCTGTGCGAATATCTTTATGTTTCCACCAATAGTTTACAACAGCCTCAGCAACAACACCCTGTGGAGCAAACTCTGCACTGGTAGCATTGACAGTAATCTTAGGGTAGTTAACAGAAATACTAGGTGAGATAACATTGATTGTGGAAAAGGCAACATTGACCAACATTTGGTCCTCGTTTTTGTAGTCATCAAAATGTTTTCCACGATACAGGTCATTCATGCGCTTCCAAAGCCCATCGTAACCGTCTTGTTTGCGCCATTTCTTTGATGCTTCAAGACGCATTTTAGCATGTTTTAGATGGTCTGCACTAGTTTTCTTAGCCATTACTCTGCATCCTTAATACCGTCATGCCAACCAATATGGTTGTCAATTTTACTACCAATTTTATCTACTTTATTTCCTATTACTCGTAGAAGAATCCTGCCTTCGGCGTGTTGGGCGGTGTTTTCTTTACGAAGTTTTTGTAATACGACAACTGTTGGTCCCGTGATAATGGCGACAATAATTGGAACCCAGATTTGCGACATTTGTTACATCCAGTTCGTGACTGGTTCAGCATTGTACCCGTTAATTGCAGCCTGTTCAACAGTTTGACGCTGACGCTCACGAATAGTAGGACCATGAAAATCTTCTTGACCGTAAGTAAACCCAAGACGCACCCCTTTAATATGGCATTTAAAACATGTAAACCCACGACGAGGAACCTCATCAACATAAAACGCTTTATTGCAATTTTCGCACATTAATTCCATCATAAAAGCACAATCTGTTCCCTAATTACCAAAAGGAGTGCGCTGACGCACATTATGGGCACCCAAAAAGGTTTTTTCTGGACCATTAGGACCAAACATATGTTGTTCCCACCACAAAAGACTATTAGTAGGAGGAGCCATATCTTGACGATACTCTGGAAGCCACACATATTTAACCATCTGTGCAGCAATAGCCAAAGAAATAACCCTGTCATCATGCGGTGACCCAGCCATCTTACCATTCTCCTTACGCACGAAGGTGCGTAACTCGGCAATAGTTAAACGGTCATACACTTCAATACTGGAATCACGCAAAACAGCACTAAGTTCATCAATCATCAAAGGCTTAGATGTAGCAGTTGTACGCCAACCCAAAATGTCTGTAGCCTCAGGACGAACCCTAGCCAACTTACGCTGCCTATAAAGATTCTTATAACCATATTTCTGTGCTGCTTTAAGAGTTGTTAAACCATGATTATTGTTTTCAATACCCAACAACGCATTATTATACCACCAACCCAACTCAGCCAACAACTCACCAAATAGGTCTGGTTCAATTCGTCCATGCCAATGAGCGCAAACAATCCCTGTAGTGGCATCAATTATGTGCGCTGAACTGTAGTCTCCGTGAGATAAACCTTCAGCAACATCGGCACCAACCACATAAACGCCTTCACTGCGTGGAAAATCCCAGATAGACAACTCACCAGAATCAACATAACGGAACTCACCATTACCGCTAGAGTACAAATGATAATACCCGTTATCTGGGTCAATAGTAACCATGTCGTCCAACATTTGTATATCAAAAACAGGGTTACCTGATTTAATAAAGGCTTCCTCGGGGAAAGATGGGTACTCTTGATGCAATTGCCAAGGGTGCATGTTAGATACTTTACTAGCATACCAATCTTCGTTTCGTTCACCGTCAGCAGACCAAGGGAAAAAGATTCCTTTAAACTTGTTGGTTCCAGTTTGGGAACCAACCCATAATTGATGATAAAAGTTTCCTGAACCGTTAGCAGTGGACAAACCGATAACACGACCACCGACATCGGCTACAGGTTCAATAGAAGCCCACGCTTCCTCAGCGTTAGGCAAAAACGCCCACTCATCCACAATAACCAAATACACCGACTCACCACGAGCAGGGTCATTACTAGAAGGTAATGATTCTATGCTGGATTCGTTACTGAAAACCATTTTAAGTTGGTGTTCAGTTGTTTGTGAAGGTCCACGCTCTTTCATCCACTGAGGCATAAAGCGGTAACCATATTTAGCCTTGGCTAACAGTTTGACAGATTCACGCTCCGTGCGTGACAACATAACAACAAAACGGTCTTGCCAAAAAAATGTTAACCAAAACGCATAAGCAGAAACCAAAGTAGAAAACCCAATCTGACGGGCTTTTAACACAATACTATAGCGTTCCTCCAACCAAACAGACACAGTTTCCAACTGTGCGGGACGCAACTCAAACTTTGTTCTACCCTTTTCAGGATGTTTAATAAACCAAAAATTAGAACAAAAATATGAAAACGCTTCCAACAGTTCCTCAGGTGTAGCACCTTCGGGACCACGACATTTACGAAACTCTTGTTCGTTAAGTAGTTGCCTTAATTCCATTTCGGTTCTCCGCCCCAAGGACCCCATCCATCACCGTAGCGGTTATCACCATAATCATATATAGCCATCATAGCCTTACCGCTAATGATAGGATTATATAACTCAGCACATTTGGTTAACACACCAGCCTCTTGCAAAAAACCCTTCTTAGAGTATCTATTAGGTTTGCACCAAAACTTGTTAATTTGAAACAACCCAAGAGAACCACCATTAGGGTCATTTTTGTTTATCGCCGATGCGTTGCATCGGGATTCACGCCACATAATATAATCCACAGCATACATCATGTCCTTGCTATCAGAAACCATCTCTATAATATCATAGTGTTCAACACATTTAATACTAGGATACTTCTTTGCGTGGACAACAGTAGGTGAAGCCAACGAACATATGGCAATAGCCAGTATAATTATTTTCTTCATAAAACCATCCTAAATGACCGTAGTCATTGATTGGGAATATTACTTAACTGATTCTTTCCAAGCCAACACGGCTTGTGGAGTATCATCTCCAGCGACATAACGGATATGCCAAGGTTCATCGGGAACAACTTCCCAAGACCAACCAAACTTTGCAATGTTATTAAACATCCATTCTAAACGCTTACCATTAGAACTGGCAACATCAACTGCTACACCCAACATGTGTTTTGAACATGTTTTGGCATCATCGTTTGGTGCAGCCAATGGCGCATTTTTGGGTTTCAAAAACCATTTCTTACCATTGTAGGTGCGTGTTGACGCACCAACAATAGGTTCTTGTTGATAGCGTTGCAGAAAACCCTTTTTTTGTTGCGCTATACTGCGAAACATATCACCGCTACTAGTCGGAGTTAGCAATATGCCATCCGCTTTAGCAGCAGCAACCAATGCCTCCCAAGCATCAGCCACACACAACTCTAAAGAACCACCACCAATAGACTTACGCAACATAGCAGGGGTCACCTCACTAGGTTTCTTGCCCTTAAGATGTGAGCAAGGCTTAAATGGTGTTACAAATAGTTTCAACTATTTGGCTGCTTTCTTAGCAGCCTTCTTAACAGTCAACGGCTTACCCTGAGAAGCCTTAGAACCAATAAAAGATGCGACTGTTGGGTCACCAATCTTTGTTGATGCCCACGACAAACCAGCAGCCACCAACGGCATAGCCATAGCAGTCAAAGCAGGGTCAACATTATACTTTACACACAAATAAACAACAATACCCAAAACACCACCCTTAGCGGTTTGGTCAACTGACTGATTACGATTATTCATTTTTATCTCCTAAGAGTGCACCAAGCATGTGAACCATGATGGCTACCAATGTGATTTGTATTCCCAATGTTCTAGTTGAACCAGACAAAGTGATTAGAACCATACCAGTTCCAGCCAATGTCCATGTCAAACTATGAATCTCGGATACAATTTTCTTCATATAGTAGTCTATTTGTTCCTTCTTGTACCAGCCGCAACAGTGGCTGCCCCAGCAGCAACTGCTATAAGGGTTCTACGAGTATCCACAGGAACAGTAGACCCCAACGGAACATAATCACCTAAACCATCATCAAACACATTTATCGTTTCCTCAAACGCATTTCTTACCTGCGTAGGAGCATCCTGAACTGCATCAACCAAAGCATCCAACTGGGTGTTATCTAATACGGTTACATCCAAGGTTTCAAAAATTTCTGTTGCCTGTTCAGCAGTTACTACAGCCAGAACTTCAGTGTTAGATGCTAATGATACTGCTTGGTCGGCTGTTACAGCCGTACCAAGAATCTGTTCAATCAAAGCAACCGCCTCAACCTCGGTCAAATCTTCTATAGAATCAACCACAGTGTCAAACTGTTCATCAGTTAAAGATATATCACCATCACCAGCGTCCTCCAAGGCTTGGACAAGTTCAAGTGGCAATTCCTCAAAGATTGCTGGCGGAAGCAACACAGGCAGTTCTGGTGCGTCTGGGAAGATATCTGGAGGTAGTGGCATCATGTCGGGGGGTTCTGGCATAGTGTCAGGTGGCTCAAGTAACTGACCAACAAATGGTAGTGTATCAAATGTCTCAATAGTAGGGTAAGTGTCAGGAGGTAGTTCTAATGTTTCTGGTGGATATGTTTCAATCTCTGGTAGTACGAGGGGTGGTACCTCTGGCATGGTTGGTGGCTCTATTTGTGGTAGAGGAACCGTTGCTGGCGGGTCTGGTATTGTCGGCTCTGGTTGGGGTATGTAAATTATTTGAGGTATCGTAATAGTTGGTGGGTTTGTTACAGTCACAGTCCCATAGGGTGCAATAGTAGTAGTGGTTGTCGTTGATGTCGTGGTAGTCGTGGATGTTGTGGTAGATTCCCATGATGTTGTTGTTTCCTGAACTGTAGTTGTGGTGGATGGCAAAGTTGTTGTAGTAGTAGTTGTGGGACTAGCAGTTGTTGTAAACGCCTCATCAGGAACCATAGTCCATCCCTGATTGTTGATATTCCAAGCAAGCATTACGCATGTTGACCCGCCATCTTCGTACATCCAAACATCCAAAGGATGGCTGTCTGCACTAATGTCTATCGGACCTGATGACATCCATGTGCAATGCTGATAATTCCAGTTACCCCACTCATTACCATTAATATTGATTATGCCACCGTCATCTGTTGCATACATAAACTCAATCGTATTATGTTCAGGGATTTCTATAAACCCCGTCATATGCACCATAAAATAGTCAACAGTGCAGTCCTCAAACGGTTCACCGTTGTAAGAACGGTTAATGTTGTTTTCTACTTCACTACCGCACTCGGTATAGATGTCATCTGACCGTGTAGGAGGTACTTCGTCAATTGTGTAGTAAGTAGTTTGTAGCCCTGCTATTGGTTCAGCGTGGACAGTTGGGGTAAACAGTGCAAGTATTGCTACTGGCGCAAATATCAGCCAACGGGAATAACGCATCTAAAATGTTATTGTGCCAGAACCAGTAAAAGTATAAACATGATACCCTGCACGACTTGATGAACTGTATGTTGGCGAACCTGTAGTAGCCAACGCTTCATCAAAAGCATTTGTGTAAGCAATAATAACTACGCCTGAACCACCACTACCCGAAGTGGCTGCGTTGTCGGATGAGGCACCACCACCCGAACCTGTGTTGGCTGTAGCGTCAGTACTAGACCCACCAGCAGTTGCACCGCCACCGCCACCTGCGCCGTTGCCGACTCCAGAAAAACCACCGCCACCACCGCCACCTGCTCTAGATGTATTCGTGCCGTTAATGCTGCTATTAGTGCTTGTTCCTCCAGCAGCACCTACACCTGTTTGAGCATTTGTTCCAACACTTGACGAACCACCACCACCTGAAGCCACATTGGTTGCATTGGCGGCAGGTGTGGAACCACCATCAAAACCTTGTCCACTTGTAGCAGCACCACCAGCACGCAACACACCTGACGAAGCACCTGCGCCACCACCCGAACCGCCTGCACCACCGTTTGTGTTGTTGTTGGCACCAAATCCGCCACCATTTGAGGTTATGGAACTGAACACAGAGTTACTGCCAACGGTACCGTCAGAACCTAAGCCTGTGCTTTTTGCACCGCCAGCACCAACGGTAACAGTTAATGCTGTTCCAGATGCAACAGCAAAAGATGCACTAGTAAGATATCCACCCGCTCCACCACCACCGCCACAGCCACCTCCACCGCCTCCACCGCCAGCAATAACTAGATATTCAACAGTTGGTGTTGGATTACTTGCAGCAGCAGACCAGTATGTTGCAACCTGACCAGTGTTATTGCGTTGACGCTTCGGTTGTTTCCAAGAAGCAACCGAAGTACCACCAGAAACGTTTCTTAAAAAAGAAGGCATGATTTAACCTTCCAAAGTGGGAAAAGCAATCCAAGACAATGATTCTTCATCCCAAACAAAATTGCCTTCAGGTTTCGGTGTTGGTGGCTGCCAATCATTATTGGCATCCAGCAACCAAGAAGGATAAGGTTGCAATGCCACAAACTGGTCTTTTACAGAATCGTAAGCAAAACCTACACCTGCATACTGTTTGCGAAAATTGTTGTTGTAAGAAGTTTGTACCCATTCGCCACCCAACAAACCATGACAAAAATCTTTACCCTTCTGTTCGCTTTCTACACCATCAATCAAAAGTTCATTGTTGTGAACAACAATAACATTAGTGACAATTCCATCTGTAATTTTTGCAAAGTGTGCCATTAGACCGTAATACTCCCTGTTCCTATCCAAGTATAAATATGATAACCACCAGTTTTGTTATAACTAGGTGAACCTGTTGTTGCTGTAGCAACATCAAACGAATCAGCATAACGGACAATAACTATGCCTTGATAACCTGCTTGACCTGTTCCATATAAACCACCACCACCACCGCCACCGTAGTAGGTTGATACGCCACCGTTGTTAACTGTTCCACCGTTTCCACCCCCACCGACTCCACCAGATGCGTCACCAACGGAGTTATTGCCACCGCCACCACCACCAGAATATGCGGTTGATGAACCAGTTATAGACGAATAATGTCCTGTGCCACCAGTTGAGTTAGAAGTACTATCTGTTGCTGCTGCTCCTGCACCTCCACCACCACAAGCCTTTGCACTTCCACCACCATAATTGCCACCTCTAAAACCCTGAGTCGGTGAAGATAATGTTCCACCGTTTCCACCACGATTACCACCACCAGATGAACCACCAACAGAGCCATCCCTAGCAGTCGCATCGCCATAAGCACCACCACCGCCACCAGTAGCAGTTATGGAACCAAGAACAGAGGCAAGACCATTACCACCATTTACTGTGCCACCTCCGCCAACGGTTACGGTGACAGCAACACCAGCGGTCACAGTTAAAACAGATTCTGCTGCTCCATTACCACCAGTAGTTTCACCAATAACAGAAGAACGGTAGCCACCACCGCCACCGCCGCCAGCAGGATAACTAGCGTTTACTGCGCCTTGACCCCCGCCGCCACCACCAGCAACAACAAGATACTGAAAGTTCGGTGTAGGTGCAGAAGAAACCCCACCAGCCCAATAATCGTTAACTTGATTAGTGTTGCCACGCCGTGAGCGTGGCGCAAGTGCGCCACCGCCAATGACCTTTCCTCCAGATGTATTTTTAACAAAAGAAGGCACTTAGCCAACCTTACGCAGTAATGCGGTTAACGTACCCGTAAACAACAATACTAGTGTTAGTTGCGGCATAAGCCGTAATAACCTTAGGGGTAGCATTACCCTGAAGAATAAGACCTGGAACTACTAGATACAAACCGTTTTCAGCCTTAACAGTATATTCAATTTCGTTTGTACCAGCAGTTACACCACCATACTGAATGGTAAGTTTGCGGTCAGTCGTATCATAGTTGACTGCATACAACCAAACTTCATCAATTGTTGCAGGAGTACTAGAACCTGTGTGAATAGTTGGACCAGCGACACCAGACGAACCAGAGTTAATCAATAACCCCAAACCGTTTGCTGTACCGCTTAATGCTAGTTTAGTAAAAGTTGCCATATACTATGTTCCTTCGTTCCCTAATTAATAAAAATCTGTTGCTCAACCGTATCTGTACGGTTAAATACTTCCAACTCCAACCACTCATCAGGGTCATTGTAATCAAAGTTTAATGTGTCAAACTCCAACGGATAAACCCGTACAAAGTAATCGTTTGCCAAATCGCCACGAGTTGCACCTGTAGCACCTGCTGCTACATAAAAATCATACTCTAGAGTCCCACGATACTGCAAACCCTTTTCAGACCAAAACGCATACAACAAGTCACCCAAAGTTTGACCCGTTGACGGATACGCCACGGATAGAGCCTCATACATGGCATCATTAGTTGTAGTCATTATCTGTCCTTGCTAACCTTAGTATCCAAACGAAACCTCTGCTCTGATGCTGCGCTAGCGGCAATCAACTCAGTCAACTCACTATCAGACAACTCACTGGCTTTGCCGCTATGTTCAACCTGAAGTTGAACGGGAGCCAAACGACCAGTAGCCTGCAAATACAACTTAGCCGAATTGTTATCCCCCTCAAGAGCACGCTGGAACAGGTTGTCCAGCAACTGTTGTGTTCTTTCGGGTGATTGCTGTTGTTCTGTTACTCTTCGTTCCCACTCGGATTTAAATATAGGTTTCTTTTTCCAACGCCTGAGCGTTGTTTCGTCTATAGATTCTTGTTTGGCATACTGGTTTTGACTGGATGGTATCCGACCTACTGATGGGGTACACAACCAGTTTAAAAACTTTTCTTGCCGTTCATCCAAGTTAGAGTTTTCTGACATTCTATAGAAGCGGTACTGTTCCCTAGGGGGACTAGGGGGAATGTTACAGTTGTGTTAATTCTTTGTTACATTTGTGTTACAGTTTGAGTGTTTTGTTGTGGGTGTTGGGTTTCACAAAAATGGTCGTAGGGAACAGGGTGTTTTGAGTATGGGGGGTCAGGGGGGACTCAACCTGTTGGTTTCGTCCCGTTAACGCCAGTGCAACGGGGCGTTAACCGAGATATTCTATTATACAATATAATACACTGGAATGTGTTTAGCGTGGACAAGGATGGGTTATGGAAGTGTTGAGAACAACCGTTGTAGTAGTAGGGTCAGTTTCTTTGACCTTGACAGTACTTGGTCTACTTATCAGGATACTGTTTAACGCTGTTGATGATTGGACACATAATGAGTTTGACTGATGAAGAGATGGTTTTGTTAAAACTGTTGAAGAAACCGAAACCAAAGAAGTAATGGGTTACACTAAGCCAGAGTTGCGTGCAAGGATTGTGTCAGCCGTTAAGGCTGGCACTGCTGGTGGTAACGCTGGGCAGTGGTCTGCCCGTAAAGCCCAAATAGTAGCGCAACGCTACAAGAAGGCTGGAGGTGGGTACAGTGGACCCAAGACCAGTAAACAGCAATCGTTAAGTAAGTGGACATCTGAGAAGTGGACTACCAAATCTGGTAAACCATCCACACAGGGACCTAAGGCTACAGGTGAACGATATTTGCCTAAGAAGGCTGTGGCGGCTTTGTCTCCTAAGGAGTATGCTAAGACTAGTGCTGCTAAGCGTAAGGGTACTAAGGCTGGTAAACAGTTTGTTAAGCAACCTAAAGATATTGCTAAGAAAACTAAAGGTTATAGATAATGGCTAAGACGGCAGCGTGGACAAGAAAAGAAGGCAAGAACCCTAAGGGCGGTTTAAACGCTAAGGGTCGTGCATCTTACAAGGCTCAAACAGGTGGTACATTGAAACCACCTGTCTCTGCTAAGGCTGCAAAGAAATCACCTAAGAAAGCGGCACGGCGTAAATCGTTCTGTGCAAGAATGGGCGGCATGAAAGGACCTATGAAGGACTCCAAAGGTCGCCCAACTCGCAAAGCATTGGCTTTGCGTAAATGGGACTGTTAGTTATATAAAAGATTATATAAAATAAGGGTCCCCCACAATTAGACCCCCACCCCATGTGACCAAGGTCATAGCATGGACAAGTCGTATAACCCCCCAAAACTAGTACCCCTCTCTGGCTCTAATGCAATAGAGTACCAGACGGAGCGTGCCGTAGCCCCCCCCATGCCCCCCCACCCGCATTAGGGTCGTGAATAGTGTCACAATCGTGCGGGAACACGGGCATCCGTGCGCCCACATGACCTTCCCAACCAAAAACGGTGCGCTAATCGCAGGCAGGCGGACCCGTGCGAAGCAGACCATTTTTCCAGTGTTCTATATGTGCGGGGGCGGGTGTGAGCGTCAAAGATAGGAGGCAACTGTTCGGCAATGCCACACAGTCACTAACGCTTACGGTGTGTGTGGCTGGGTGTGCATGTCAAAGAGTTGTTGTGTCGTTCGGCGTTGCCGAGTGACACGGTGTTCATGCCTGCGTTGGTGGGTGTGAGCGTCAAAGAGGTAGAGTGGTGGTTGCAACATGGTGTTGTGACATTAGGTGTTCGTGAACGAACAGCCACGCAAGTGATAGTCTGGGAGGACATCATGGCACGCAAAGCAAAAGCAGTAGTATCCGTGTTTGGTCGTTATGCCAAGTGCGACAAGTGGTGGACGGTTGCGTTTGATAACGCTACCGAGGTGTTGGAAACTGGTACGGTGGTGGATGTCCGTAAGGTGGACGGAAGCGAGAACAAGGTTATCATCCAGTCGTTGATTGCTTCGTCAATCGTGGAGTCGGATGAGCAGAACCCAACCTTGTTTTACACTTACACGAAGGTGTCCAGCAAGTAATCACGGTTGGTTGAGGGTACACGAGCAGTTTCCCCCTGTTCGTGTGCCTGATTGCACACCGTGTGCAGATATAATGTGACTGGGAGGTCATTGTGAGTAATGCAGTTATTGAGCGTAAGTTGTTACCTAAGGGCGTGTACTGTTGTCCACGCTGTGATAAGCAGGCTGAGGTGTTTGTGCGTGTTGTTGAGGTGGCTTGTAATCAGCATGGACAGATGACTCGCAAAGGGAGGAAGTAATGGAAGCAGTTAGGGTTGGTAGTTTCGTTGTGTATAAGGGTATGCCTAGTAGTCCTATGTTTAGGGTTGCTGAGGTGGATGGTTGGGGTCAGGCAGTGATTTATGAGTTATCGGGTCGTAGCAAGTACGCTAGGACTGTGGAAATTAGACAACTGGAGGTGGTGTGATGTTTAAGCAGGGTGATGAGGTTGCGATTGCCCATAAGGAGGGCATTTGGATTGTTAAGGACGCTGATGAACGCTTTGATAATGCTATGATGTTGGTGTGTCCTTGGGATGCAAGTGGGTTTGTGTTGTTGGCTGTTCGTGGTAAGGATTGCCAACTGTTAGACCCGAAGCATTGTAAAATCTACAAGAAAGTGAGTGAGTAATGGATGAATATAATCTAATGCTAATGATTATGGGGTTTGGTGCGTTTTGTGTTCTTATTGGCTACAGCATGGGTAAAGGAGCAGGGAAATGATGTCACGCAGAGATTATCAGGTGTTAGCAAGGTGCATAGAGTTGGTTGGTGATAATCATAGAGGTAGGGAGGGTGAGGTTGCGTTGGGTGAGTTGGTGGAGGATTTGTGTAAGCGATTGCACCTAGAAAATCCTCGGTTTGATGTGGAGAAGTTTGTTGCTAAGTGTAATGTGTCGTTGCCACCGAAGGAGGCGTAATGTTGCTTTGGGTTAAGACTGGTTATGGTTGGGAGGCTGATGCACCGTATATTGAGGGTAGTTATATTGTGCAAGGTGCAGTAGGTGAGGGGTTTGTTTTGACAAAGTTTTGGGATTGTGCTCGTAATGGTGGACAAAATCAGTCGGAGTATGAACATCCGAGGGTGTTTAAGTCATTGCGCAGTGCAAAGGATTGGTGTCAAATAGATTATGATGGTCAGTGTGGTTTAACACAATAATAGGTTTCCGTTGGCAATCCTGCCAACGGATTAGTATGAACTGGGAGGTTCATTATGAGTAAGCAAATATCGGTTAAGGTTAGTCGGGTTAAGTTGTTGGAGCAGTTGTCGGAGGCATTTCGTAAGGCGAAAGCACTTAGAGATGAATATGATAAGGCTTTGGTTGAATATAACAAGAAAATTGAGGGTGTTGAGAAAAAGGTGCTAAACAATTTAGGTAAGGGTAAAGTCACTGAGTTTCGTGATACTACGGGACATTATGACCGTGTGAACAAAGTGATTGAGTATCGGTTCACGGTGACTTTTCCTGATACCTTTTTCGTTAAGCCTGAAGCACCTGATTATCCTACAATGTTGAGTCAATATGACTTGAACGAGTTGGAGCAAATCATTAAAATGCTTGAGTTGTGTGATAGTGATACTGTTTCTACTGGCGTTTATGGTAATGTAGCCCGATACTTGTAATCGGGTCACCGTGTGGGGGTTCGTAGCCCTCACATGGTACAATTTGCACATACACAGATGGGTGTGCGTGTCAAAGATAGGGAAGTCGGCAACAGCAATTCCGTTGTTGTCGTATTATCGCCCATTAGGGCAGGAGGAAATACATTATGGCTGGGAAAGCGTTAATTGTTTTATCTGTGAACTGTGCAGATAAATCAGCGAAAGTCAAATATCAGGTAGAGTCGGAACGGGAGTACGATTATGCTCTGGTACGACTTGACCGCAACACACTCATTAAGGTTGTTGGGTTGTTAGGTCACAAGTTTGTTGGCAAGTCACCATTATCGTACACACAGTACGAGTTGAAGAACTTGGCTGATAAGTTGATGACAGACCGAACAGACATCGTAATGGGCAAAGGTGTTTCACCAACTCCTAGTCCTAGACCAGTTCCGACTGTGCCAGCACCTACGGTGACTGTCACACCTACTGTCCATGCTAAACCAGCAGGGATTGAGGATGCGTTGCGTAATGTTATCACTGAGGCTATGTCGGCTTACACAGAGAATGGCGTGGACAAGGATGTGGTCACTCAGATAGTGAATGAGGCTATCGGTGCTCATGTTGCTGAAACACAGAAATCCATTGACGCTTTGACACGGATTATCGCCGAGTCTAAACCTGAGGTGAAACACATTACGCTTACTGGTGGTGTTGTCCGTAAGATTGAGGGTCGGACACACTTCCTGTTTGATAAGGTGTTGCGTGTCGTTGATGCAGGGTTATCGCCTTGGATTACGGGGTCGGCTGGTGTAGGCAAAACCATGCTTGCCGAACAGATTGCTACAGCCTTAGGATTAGAGTATAGTCCTGAGTCGTTCTGTTCGCAGTCATCCAAAGCCGAGGTTAAAGGCTACAAGGACGGTCATGGATTGTACCAGTCAGTGGACTTTCGTAAGCGTTTTGAAGAGGGTGGTGTCTACTTGTTGGATGAGATTGACGCTGCGAACCCGAACATTCTGCTTACGCTTAACAGTGCACTCAGTAATGGTTGGATGATGTTTCCTGATGGCAAGGTTAAACGCCACGAAAAGTTCGTGGCTATAGCATCAGCGAACACTTACGGTAACGGTGCTACAGCCGAGTATGTTGGTAGGCAGGTGATTGACGGCTCTACACTTAATAGGTTCGTCAAGTTTGATATGCCTATTGACGAGATTATGGAGGCTGGTATCGTGAACGACCTATCGGTAGACGCTACTAGTGGTCGTACATGGTTGGACATTGTTCGTAAAGCACGAGCCAATGTTGTTTCCAGTGGACTCAAAGTTATTATCTCGCCCCGTGACTCGTATCATGGTGCGAAGTTACTTAATGCAGGGTTCACCTTTCAGGAGTGTGTGCCTATGACATTCGGTTCAGGTATGAAATCTGAACAGTATGCTAAGGTCATGGCAGGTATTACTATGCCTGCTGGTGGTGCTAGAGTTTAATGCTTGGATGTGGGTACACTCACCTACATTCCCAGCGTGGGTGGGTGTACCTGTCAAAGATAGCCGACAACAACTAGGAGGTAGTTATGATTACAGAAGTTATAGACAAGGTTCACATTGACGAGTTTGAGTCGTTAGGTGAGGCGTTACATTACGCTAAGGCTAATGACAATAGGCGTTCATCGGACGCTCAGCGTGATACAGATTGGGCTGGTTCACGGGACTTAAACACTGCTGTCCAACTGGGGTTGGATGGTTGGCATGATATTCGTCCTGATGTTGATGCAATGTTTAGTCGTATGGAGGAGCAAATAAATATGTCGCTTGGTGATGTGTTTGAGATGCGTTACGATTACAGTGGTGATAGTGTGGACATTGACCGTTTCCTTGTGGGTGACCCTGAACACATGATGGATTATGAGACTGTTCCTTCAGGTAGAATGGGGCGTGTCGTTCGTGTTTTGGTTAATGGTTCTGCTAGTGCGTTTGTTTCTCCCGAACTTATTAGACAGCGTGGTGTTTTAGCAGTAGCGTTGATTGATGTGTTATCTAAGTTGGGTGTTGGTGTAGAGTTGTGGTTGGAGTCTGCTACAGAGTATAATGACAAATTGCACTCACAACTTATCAAAATACATTCATCGGAGGAGCGTTTAGATATTGACAACCTGATGTTTAGCATGGCTCATCCGTCCATGCTTAGACGAGTCGGGTTCAGTATTCTGGAGCGTACTAGTTGGGCACCTGCTAAGCAGTGCGCTCAACTTGGTGCAGGTTATGGTCGTCCTCACAATTTAACTCAAGGTAAGCGCATTGGTGCTGATGTTGAGATTGACAAGTTACAGAACGCAACAGGTGACCCTGTTGTGGACGGTGTTGCTTACATTATGTCCACCATTAAAGGATTGGATTTATTGTAAGCACAAACAGTGCCTACGCTGCGATAGTAGGACGGGGGTTGGACAATGAAACTCCAACCCCCGTTAAATGATAACCCAAACAACAATATGGAGGTAGTTATGAGTAACAAAGTGACAGGATTATTGTTAAACGCTGGTGTTGGTGGTAGTATAGATACGATTACGGTTGATGGTTTAGAGTCAATTCAGAGTTATGTAGGTGGTACGATTGATGCCGTCAGGGCTGATGTTTCTGATGATATTTGTGCTGTCGGTTATGTTCATGATGAGGGATTGATACTAGATTTGGAGATGAACTGGTTGGCTAGTGCATTGTTTTCACAAGAAATTCGTGGTAATGTTGTGTTGGTAAATGGATACAACAAAAACAATTATTATGATGGTGATAATCATGAGTTTCCAGATGTTTTTGTTAGATACATGAAAACCTCTTTTCTGAAAAGAGTTGCTGATTGTTACAATGAATCACAAATGATTTCTGCTATGCTACAGTATTCTTTGGATACAGGATTGATTACTAAAGAAGCGATTGATAATCTTATGGAGGATTTAGGCGAGGCTATACAGTATGATGATGAAATAGGTTTAGCCGATTTGTCCGTAAAGATTGAAGAGATTATGTCCAAACTTGACAACACTATGGGTGAGGAAGCGTCCAATAAACTGATAGATGAAATCTACGAGTTCTTAGACAAAGAGGGCAAATGAGTGACACACTGATAAAAGTTGATGCCGTTTATGGTATGTGGCAAGGTGAAAGAATATGTGAAATCATGCAATATACCCATGAAATGGGGCATATTTGGACTACTGACACCATGCTAAATTATTTTGACAAATTACTGGAATGTTACGACTTGTATCGCAGCACTAACGGTTATGTGTCAGAATCGTTTGACGATATACAGCCATTAAGTATGAGTACTACAACTGGTTTTAATCTTGTGAACTGGAAAGCCATAAGGGACTCTGTAATGGATTACTGCATACAGTTCCCTGAGCGGGAACCGTATAGCATTATAGAAAAACTTGGTATAACTGTAGAACAATTCCAATGTGCTGTATCAGTGAACAAAAACAAAACTGTAATGAACTCACAGCAGTTTCGTTCATTCAGTTATGCTTGTTTGGAAGATAACCCAAACTTTGCCAAGATTGGTAGAGACTACGGTACTGGAGTAAATACTATGGTTTTTTACAAGAAACTATTTAGGGCAATAAAATTGGCGAGGACAGAAAAGATGATTGATAGTGGTAAGGTATAATGAAACTATCGGTTTCGGTACCTAGTACCTCAACCTTACTGTCCATGCTATCTAGTCTATTAGAAAAGAGAATAAATGAAAATAGATAATGTGAATAAGATAGTTTATGTTAGACAGTCTTGGTTAAATGATATGGTTATCTGTCCTGAAAGAGCCAGACTTGGTATTATTAGACCAGAGTTCCGTACTGGTAGTGATGCAACTATTATTGGTACCGCTATTCATGCTGGTATTGAGTCGGTGCTGGATGGTAGGTCATCGGAGTTCGGTCAAATGGTAAATGTCGTTGGTGATAACTACGACATTCTTAAGCAAACCAACTACAAAAAAACCAACATTGACGAGGACATGATTCCAGAGTATTTGGAGGCTATGTCATTAGCGTTTTACGACGACATTCTACCGAAAGTAGAATTAGGAGGCAAGGTTGAACATTATTTTAAGGTTCCTTTGGGTGTTACTATTCAGGACTATGCTGTGTGGCTTGAGGGCACGATGGACTACATCGCACCCAGCGGTCTTATATGGGACTGGAAAACATCATCCCGTGCTTATTACATCAAGGACAAACAGAAATCCGCTATCCAGCCTACGGTCTATGGTTATGCGGCGAAGTATGAGGGGTTAGCAAATGGTGATATTACCGATTTTAATTATGGGATTATGGTTCGTAGTAATCCAAGTAAGTCTCAAATTGGACATATCACCCGAACAGAAGGTCATTATAATTGGCTCAAGTACTTTGTTCGTGGTGCTGTCGGCTCTTGCCTTAAGGTGGGTACCGATAGCGAGTGGTTTATGAATGACAGCAGTACGCTATGCTCGTCATCATGGTGTTCGTATTGGAGTATCTGTAAAGGTGCTTTCAATACGAATGATTGACAGATGAATGTTAATCTAGTTATATCAACAACAAATAGGAGGAAAGATATGAGTGCCGTATCCAAAGACCAAAGCATTATTTTGCAGGTCGCAGGTAAGATTGCTGCCGATTTGACAACTAAGCATGAGGACATTAACCAAACTATCACAAATTGGTCTATTGCCTTTGATGCTGTATCAGACGCTCTGCTCACCACAATGGGCATGAATATTCTTACACCAGCACAAGGTGAGGCTATGGTTGTAGAAGCGTTTGGTGGTACTGTGGTAACACAACCAACACCTGCTTATCAGCCAGCACCTAGTGGCAATGGATTCCAAGTCCGTATCAAAGGACAGCAACACGGACCGATTCCCGAATGGCTACACAGTGAGTGTGCCAAAGTAGGAGTTACCGAAGTATGGGACAACCGTGATGGTTTGTCTGCCAACCCGAAACGCCCTTGGTTCAAGGCTGTTTCAGGTGATAAAGCCTTCTGGGCACCACGCAAGTAACGATAGGATACTATGGCTCCTGATTATTCGGAGCGTTGGGCTAAGGCGGGGCGGGGCGAACTTATCGCTCCGCC